AATAAAATAATGCCAATAGGAAGTACAAATATATCAATGAATGCCATAGCTCAAGAGAAACAAGCAACGGCGTTACCAGCTGCAGCTCAAAATATTTCTTTAAAAGGATTATCTGTTGATAGCGTTAACGATTTTCAATTTGTAGGTGGTGCATTTACAGATATAGCAGTAGCTGGAAGTTCACCAGACCAAACAGCTCCGCATCGTATGGGAGAATTTAGTGGATACGAACAATTTGCTTGGGGAACACCAACCCTCCCTAGTGGTTCAAATATTACTAAAATATTTAATATGTTCCAAGAAGAAAGAAATGGTAATGATACCTGCGTTGTTTGTTCATTTAATATGACATTAAATACTAGTACTAAAATTATTGCAGTAAACATAGCAGGAACTGACGATAACGGAGGATTTTCTCCAGACTTTACAATCTCTCCTGCATTTAATATAACATATTCAGGAGGTTTAAGTAGCTTAGAAGCAAGATTTGTTTATTCAGGAGAAAGTATTAGTGCAAGTGGTACTACTGGAGATCACGGTAAAGTATTTGAATTATTTAGTAGTACATCATCTATATCAAACGCAGATATTAATAATAATAATATTACTGGCTCAAACGTAACCTCAAGCAATAATATATCCAGCGGTGCTTCAGGTACATTTAGAAGTTTAAGAACAACTAATGGAAGTATGGCAGTTGCTTTAGCAGCTACATCAGATAATGTTAGTAACAATGACTATTCTTTAGGAAAAATTGCATTTAGTGGTAGTGATTCATTAACAATACAACTTAGAGCAAATAATTCTACTGTAGTTAATTTATATTCAAGGACCGGTTCCTTTTCTATGCAGGCAGAAAGTTCAGAAGAAGATACAAGTTAATGCTACCTAATATTGATAAGTTTATATTATGTTTAGAAGAATATAATTTTTTAGAAGTGTTTGATAAATGGGAAACTTATCTTTGGAGCAATTTTCCATTTAATTATACATGGGATATCGATATAATGTTTATCGGTAAACCTACTGAAGAGCTTGGAGAAAAGATAATCGATTTTCAAAAGTATGTTATGGATAAAACAGAAATGAAAATTGATGAACAAGTATTTGAAGATACAAAGGTATTTAGACATATAGAAGAATATGGAAGACTAGGGTATATGAATTTTGATGGTAGTATAGTAAAATATAAAACTAAAATACATAATCATAGAGGACCTGAAAAGTTTAATAAATATTTTTGGAAGTATACTTTAACTTCTATGAATGAAAAAAATAAATTTAGAGCTGGAAAAGCAAATTTACACTATCCAATCTTAATAGAAGATTTTATAAAATTAGTTTTTAATATAAAAAATCAAGATATATATAATACTGTAAACGATTCATCGTATGAAAAATACAATGAATTACGTCATGAATGGAGATTCAATAGAAATGTTAATAGATAGAGGTCATGTAGTAAGTAATAGTGATTACTTATACGAACATTGTTTAAAAGAAGATTTAGAAGGAAAGTCTATTCTAGATTATGGATGTAATCGCGGCAATTTTTTAAAGTCGATACCGGATGATTTAACTTTTACTTATACTGGTATTGATGTTCAAGATTCTTTTATAGAATCATTAAGTATAGACTACCCAGAAAATACATTTACTCATTTTAATAAATATCATCCATCATATAATCCGGAAGGAAATCCAAAGCTTAAGCTTCATGAAGTTGTTTCAGAAAAATATGACGTTATATTTGCATGGAATGTATTTACACATTGCACCTACGAATATACAAAAGAATGTATAGAAGAAATGAAACTTTGTTTAAAAGATGGTGGTAAAATAATATTTAATCTTTACTCAAAAGAATCATTTGTGCATTTATCAAATATAATGAAAGGCAAAAATGGAACTCATACACCAATAACAGTTATAAATAGTTTTGACAATTATGCTTATTGGGTAAATGGAACTGATATATTATATGATACTACTCCAATTGGAAATTATAGCAGCTTATTTGCATGTTATGATATATCATGGGTAGATTCAGATAATAGTAGCTGGACATTAAGAGAAAACCATGAAAATAGAAGTCACACATTTGTAATTTAATAAGGAGACTGTATATGGCTATTTGGCATATGAACGACCAAGAGGAAATAAAAATGAATATAGAACAATTAAAAGAAACATTAAAAGTAGATGAAGGAGTAGTATACGAAATATACAAAGACCACTTAGGTTATCCTACATTTGGAATAGGGCATCTTGTTATAGAAAAAGACCCTGAATGGGGAGCCGAAACTGGTACTCCAGTATCTGAAGAACGTGTTGATGAATGCTTTGAATCAGATGTACAAACAGTAATAGAAGATTGCATTAAATTACATGCTGGCTGGGATGGATATCCTCAAGAGGTAAAACAAATAGTCGCAAATATGATGTTTAATATGGGACTTACGCGCTTAAGTAAATTTAACCGCCATAATGCAGCGCTGCAGTGTGGTGATTGGAAGGAGGCGGCCAAAGAAGGTCGTGATTCAAGATGGTACAAGCAAGTAACAAACAGAGCCGAAAGGCTGATGAAAAGACTCGAGGAGATATAAAAACTAACAAAGGTTGGTTTTGGTGTCATGAGAGAAAAGACTTATTCCGTTGGGATGAGTTTATTAATTATAAATATAAGTAAATAATGGAGGAAATATGTTTAATTGGTTGAAAAAACTTTTTGATAATACTGAACCTGAAGCTACTGGTGTAAGAGCTAGAAATTCTAAAGGTCATTTTGTTAAAGACGATGCATCGACACCTAATGTCAATGAAGCATACGCAGATGGTAAAACACCTAAGCGTAAGCCAAGAAAAAAACCTGCCGCTAAGAAAGCTCCTGCTAAAAAAGCACCAGCTAAAAGAGGTAGACCTAAGAAAACAACTGCTAAAAAATAGTATTTGTTATATAAGAGGGAGTTTAATGCTCCCTTTTTTTGTGTCTTGGCATCAGAAACCTTATAAATAACTGTGTATACAAATTATAATTAGAGGATATAATAATGGCAGCAGTCAAACTAAAAGGTACAGAAACTAATTTAGCATCAGCTACAAATCTTGGTTTTGCCACTCTTGTAAGAATTGTAAATAATAAAACATCCGTCCAAGTAATAACATTAAAAAATGCTGGCGGTACTACTATTGGTACATTTACAATGACCGCGGGTTCTGTTGAATTGGTCAAAAAGACATCTACAGATACTCTCACAGGAGCAGCAACATCATTAGCAGTTAAAGTCGCATCTACCTGGTAATATGGAAGACATTTTCACGCTAATCTCCGATGTCGGCTTACCGATAGCGGGTGCATTAGTGATGGGAGCTTTCATATTTATTATTATTAAACAAATAATGGAAGGTGTAGTTGATGATATAAAGACGCTTACTATGTTCTGTTCATCATTAGAAAATAGAGCAAGAACAATGTGTAATGAAATGGTCAAGATAGATTTACTCGTAAGTAGCGCATTAGAATTAAGACCAGATATAGAACGAATCTCAAGAGCTGAGAATTTTGTTGAAGATGGCAAACTTGACGTAAGAAGAGATTAGTATGGATGATATTACAGTTGCAGTAAGCAACGACCCAACAATAGTGACCTTAATAAATGATTATGGATTTCCTATTGTTATGGTTGTAGGTTTAGGATATTTTGTTTATTTTGTATGGAATTTTATTAGTACAGAAATAGAACCAGCAACTGAAAAAATGCACATGCAATTAATAAGAGTTATTGACCAAATGAGAATGTTGGACCAAGACCTTATAAGACTCCAACAAAAAGTAGATACAGTATTGGAGTATAAAGAAAACGAAAAGAAGAGAGGTAATGATGAATAAACATGATAAAAACTTTTTAATTAACATGAGTCCGTTATTAGCAGCGGCATTTGTTATGTTCTTTATGTTAATAGCATTTGAAACTCAAGCACAAGAAATAACTCATAAATTTAAGAACCCATCATTTAGTGGTCAAGGAACAGGCGCTCATTATTTAACTATTGAGAACCAAGAATTTAGTAGAAAAAAAGCTATTGAAGAAGCCTTAGAATCAGCAAGAAAAGCAGCTGAAAGAGCAGAAGATAATACTACCTTAGCAAAATTTATTAGAAATTTAGAGAGCAGAATATATGCTCAAATGGCAAAACAATTAGTAGAATCAATGTTTTCAAATGACAATCCAGTAAGGTATGGTTCATTTGTTTTAGAAGGTTCAACAGTAACGTACGAAGTGATAACAAATGCCGATGGTAGCGAATTTATTCGCATGACTATAATCGACGAAAATGGTACATCAACGATTATAGAAATACCTATAGGTTCAGGATATTTCGGAGGAGATGTAGATGGTTCGACTGACGGCGGCTAGTTTAGCATTCTTAATATTACTTAGTGGTTGCGCAATGTCGCCACGATTTACTGAATTACCACAAGATTGTAATAAAGATACATGGAACGAAAAATACAACCATGACTTATGGAACTATGCTAAAGCTTCAGGTAGAACCTTTGAAAGAGCATTACCATTTATATGTGTTGAAGCACCAGAGGTTGTTAAATTACCATCATTCCTAGAATTGATGGATTTACCACCAGCAAAACAAAGACCTGTTGTTGCAGTTTACCAATTTGCAGATAAGTCAGGAGCAAGAAAGCCAAGAGAAAATATAGCTGATTTTTCTACTGCAGTATCTCAAGGTGGTGTTGAATTAGTTATTGACGCATTAAAAACTGCAGGTAAAGGTAAATGGTTTAGAGTCGTAGAAAGAAATGGCTTAGACCATTTAGTAAGAGAAAGACAAATCATTCGTTCAGCCAGGCAGGATTTTGCTAAAAAAGAAGGAAAAGAAAAGTTTCAAGAATTAGAATCACTACTCTTCGCAGGTATGATAATCGAAGGTGGTGTAATAGGGTATGATACTAATATCAAAACAGGCGGGCGTGGAGCTCGATATTTAGGTATTGGTTACACAAAACAGTATAGACAAGATGTCGTTACTGTTTCTATGAGAGCGATATCAGTTCTCACGGGAGAAGTTTTACTTAATGTACAAACTCGGAAAACAATATTGAGTTATGGTAAAAGTGGAGATATATTTAGATTTATCGAAATGGGAACTGAACTTGTAGAGTATGAAGACGGAGCGACTAATAATGAGAGCGTGACATATGCAACAAGGTCTGCCATCGAAGCAGCCGTGTTGGAATTAATATACCAAGGTCACAGACGTGGCTATTGGGAAATCGAGGGGTATAACGAAAATGAAGAAACTAATTAGTTTAATTTTATTATTGTCGACAACAACTATTTTCGCAGATACCGATGATAACGAAATCATAATAACTCAAACTGGTGATACACTTAAATTATACATTGACCAAGAAGGTTTTGGTAATAAGATTGGAGGTAACGACTTCTCATCTTCTGCAACTGCAATGTTAGTAACGGGTGCAACACTTGAGTTTGATTTAGATTTCACTGGCAATTCAAATATTTTATTTGGTCCAGTCACAGCTGATAATTCAACTTATAAGCTAGACTTTACTGGAAGTTCAAATGTAATAGATTGGAGTGTTGGTAGTACAGGTAGTTCAGACGATTCTGATATAAACTTTGGAGTAACTGGTTCAAGCAATACATTTGACTTAGACCAAGGAACTCAGTTTAGTGCAGAAAGATTGAATGCCGATTTAATTGTCATTGGAAGCTCAAATGTATTTGACGTCGATTGGGAAAGTGATGATGTAGTTTGGAACTGGGATTTAACTGGTTCATCTAACAATATCAATACTTTACAAAAAGATGGATCGAATGAAATGACCGTAGAATTAAATGGTGATAGTGCCGATGTAGACATTAACCAAATATCAGGAACATGCGCAGTTTCAGGTGGTGGTTGTGCTACACCAAATGCTATTATTACATTGGATATTACAAGTGATAACTCAGTCATTCAAATTAATCAGAAAGATTCAGCTACTGATAGTTAGTAGTTTATTACTAGTGGGGTCTGTTTATGCAGACTCCATTGGTGATATTGTAGAATCTACAGGCGTAGGTAAAATAGTACGTCAACAAGAAGATATTGTAGTCACAGGCGCATATCTTCCTATAGAACTTAATGATGTAGCAGAAACTGCAATGGGAAGTATGCTTATTAAGTTCTTAGATAACGCAGAGTTATCTTTAAAAGAACATTCAGAAGTTTTAATAGACGAAATCTATTATGACCCTGACCCAAATTTATCCAAAATGTCTATGAAGTTTACTATGGGGACAGCAAGATTTGCTTCAGGTTCTCTTGGTTTAGTAAATAAAGCTAACATAGATATACAAACACCAACAGCAACAATAGGAATTCGTGGGACAGACTTCACGACTACCATAGATGAGCTCGGACGAAGCCTTATAGTCCTATTGCCGGACGCAAACGGTTCCCCGTCGGGTGAAATCAGTGTCACAAATCTGGGAGGAACAGTGTTATTAACTGAATCTTACCAGGCAACTATGGTAAGTACACTTGACAGCACTCCTACTACTCCAGTAACTATTAATGGTTTAACACCATCAATGATTGATAATATGTTTATTGTTAATCCACCAACTGAAGTTAAACAAGCAATAGAAGATGCTGCAGCTGATGAACAAGACCAAGATAGTGGAATGCTTGACGTAGACTTTTTAGAGTTTAATGAATTAGAACAAGATGCTTTATCAGATAGCGAAGAAGATTTAGAGTTTTCTGAACTTGATATCGATATGTTAGACGTAGATTTCTTAAAAGATTTATTAGATGTAGTTGAAGCTTTAGAAAGAACAAAGGTAACTTTATCAGATGCTCAAGGAGGAGGTGGAAATCTAAGTGGATTTACTCTTAAAGGCGCATCAGTTGGATTTAATAAAGATTCACAATTTAATGTTTTTGAACAAGATGGTAACTTAGTTTTCTTTCGTAGCGTAAATGGAGTTATAAATATAATAATAGGAGCCGGCGGTAGTGGATTTATCGATGTAAGGACAAATGATTACGAAGGCGTAATGCAATTTAACGATGGAGATGGAATTGAAATATTTATTAATCAGTCTAATTAGTCTAAGTTTATCTGTTTTTGCAGATGATAATCACGTGCATGTTGAACAAACGAGTGGTGGAGATAACGCAAGTATTAATATTAGTCAAATAGGATTTGATAATACCATTAACTTTTCTTTTGACCACGCAAATAATACATTCAACTTAGCGCAAACAGGAAGCGGTAATAGTATCTCATGGGTAAATCAATGGGGTTCTGGTAAAGCTTGGGGTGGTGATGTAGATGGTTCAGGTAATACTGAAAGTGTAGCTCAATTTAATGGAGCAACTTATGGTCGTCATATATTAGGCAACAATAATACCGTTAATGTATATCAAAGTGGAACACACACTCATTGGCTAGATATACACGCTAGCGATGTAGAACATGATATAAATCAATCAGGCAGTGGTAGTCATTATAACCATACATATTTTTATGGTACAACATCTAATTCTGATACTAATATAGTTCAATCAGGAGATGGTTCTCATAATTCACAAATTAGAATTCAAGGAACAGAACATACCACTTTAAATTTAACACAACAAGGTTCAACAAATCAAGCTTATAGTTTAACTCAAAATTGTTATACAGTAGGTGGATGCACAGTTTCAGTAACACAAGGTAATTAATGGCATATAGTAAAGAAGTAGTAGACAGATTCGAGTCTGTATTAGCAAATCCAGCTAAACATTCAGTTGGTAGATTTGACCCTAATGATAAAACAGTTATATCAGGAATGGTTGGTGCTCCAGCCTGTGGTGATGTAATGAAATTAGATTTAAAAATGAAAGGTAACGTAATAGAAGATGTTAAGTTTAAAACTTACGGTTGTGGTTCAGCAATTGCATCATCAACTCTTTTCGTAGAAATGTTAAAAGGTAAAACAATAGAAGAAGCACAAGCTATTAAAGATAAAGATATAGCAGAAGCTTTACAATTACCTCCAATTAAATTACATTGTTCTGTATTAGCTGAAGATGCTATAAGACAAGCAATCTCAAACTGGGAACCTGATACAATGATGGGTCATAATAATCCGCCAAAATAATGGAACTTACAGATGCAGCAATTAAACAGCTTATTGAAAAAACTAAAAACGGTAATGATACGATTAGGATTGGTCTTACTGGTGGCGGGTGTGCTGGCTTTGAATATATATTCGATTATGAATCCAGAGTTAATGGTGATGACCACGTGTTCGACTATGGAAAGTTTACAATCGTCATTGATGATTTATCACTGCCCTATTTTGACAATGCAACACTAGATTATATTATAGAAGGCATTAACGAACAATTTAAAATAATTAACCCAGCTGAAAAATCATCCTGTGGATGTGGTATCTCAGTTCAGTTTTAGTATTACACAGTATAACACTTTATGAAATATTTAACTTCAATATGGACTACTTTATTAATTGGTATTACACTTTTAGGAGTAAGAATATCAGACCCTCAGTTATTAGAACAATTTAGACTCAGTATATTTGACCAATATATACAATCAATTCCAGTAGAACATTCGAATGATATAGTGTTGATTAACATATCCGAGTCTTCACTCGAAGCCTATGGTCAATACCCTTGGCCACGTCAGAATCACGCAGCGGTGATATCTGATTTACGGAACGCGAATGCAGGCATGATAGGGTTCACTATTATGTTCCCAGAAGAGGACCGCTTCGGTGGCGATGATATCTTTGCCTCGTGGATAAAAAATAATGGTGTTATACTATCGCAAGATGCAGATTCGAATGGAAGGTCATCAAAAGCTCCTTATGTCGGTTATGCAACGTTTGGTTATTCAGGCGATGTATTAGATTTAACGTATCGATATGGCGGATTGATAACTAATATCGATAAACTAGAATCAGAAGCTTGGGGAGCAGGTCTTTTAAACGGAGCTCCTGAAGTAGATAACCTAACAAGAAGAATACCATTATTCTCTCAAGTCAACGGAGATTTATATCCATCATTTGCATTAGAAACTGTAAGAGCAATGCAGGATAAGAAATCATATACAATAAAGTTAAATGAAGCAGGAATTGAAAGTATAGTATTAAGACCTTTTATAATACCAACGGATGAAAGAGGAAGTATATGGTTAAAATGGAATACACACTTTGAATCTATTGATTATAATGGACAACCATTACCAGATTTAAAAGGAAAGACAGCTATTATAGGAGTTACGGCAAAAGGTATTGTACCACAAGTATCTACACCAGCAGGATTGTTATATCCACATGAGATTCAAGCAAACGCTTTACAGACAATAATATCAGATAAACCTATATCAAGACCACAATGGACATTTATGGCTGAGTTGGGGATGATTGTTCTGGGCTCTCTTTTAATTGTTCTTTCGATTTACTATCTGCCCATTTGGATTGGTGCTGCTGTCTTCGTCGGCTCAGCCTTTTTAACTGGTCTTGCTTCTTACTACGCTTGGTACGAATTTTCTATACTCCTCGATTTATCAGCTACTCTAATAATATATATACTTTTACTCACCTCAGCGAGTTTCAATAACTTTTATATTCAATTTAAATTAAGACAACAAATAAAGAAACAATTTGGTACATATGTATCTCCTGACTTAGTTAAACAATTACAAAAAGACCCATCATTACTCAAGCTTGGTGGTGAAAGAAAAGAAATGACCTTTATGTTTATGGATATATGTGGATTCACTCCAATATCTGAGCATTATAAAAACAATGATGACCCAGAAGGATTAGTAATTCTTATAAATAATTATTTAGATACAATGACAAAGATTGTTCTTAAGAACGGCGGAACAATAGATAAATTTATGGGTGATTGTATTATGGCATTTTGGAACGCTCCATTACCGTGTAGTAACCATGCAGATAAAGCCGTTAAAACATCTATAGAGATATGTGAGGCCGCTGATGAACTTATACAACAACTTGAAGACCAAGGTTTACCTAGGATTGATATTGGCATTGGTATCAATACCGGTACATGCATCGTTGGAAACATGGGCTCTGAAGAACGATTTGACTATTCCGTCATTGGAGATGCCGTCAACCTCGGCGCTAGACTCGAAGGCCAAACAAGAAATTATGATGGGATTCGAGTGTTGTTGGGACCCGAAACATATCGAAGCTGTAAAGAAAGAGCATTTTCTGAAGTCGATAGAATACTCGTCAAAGGCAAATCAGAAAAGGTCACAATTTATAGCCCCATCGTTAATTGAACCAATCTCAACTAAGCAGTGGATTGCATTTACTACACTACAGCTTGCAGACATTTATACAACATATCGTGGACTTAAATACAATTGTGTTTATGAAATGAATCCAATTACTGGAGAAAGTCCATCAGTAGCAAAAATGTTCTTTGTTAAAACAGCTGTTCTCTGGCCAGCCATTCAATCCGATAGAGAAAGACAAACTCTTGATTCAGAGGATATTAATAGTATTAATTTGATAATGGCAATGGTTGTAGGTAATAACTACAATGTATGGCGTGGAGCGGAAAGAAACTGTTCTAAACGCGGTTAAAACTGCTGACATAGTGATTGTTGTGTAATTATTTTCATTATTTTCCCAAAAGTCCTTTACATTTGCTCCGAACTATGGTATAATATACCCATACAGTTTAAAAGATAAGGAGTTTAAATGAATATAACAACAATAAAAGAAATCGTTCAAGAATTTGATGGCATCAAATTTTCAACTAGTGGTAAAACTTTCGAAGGCTATGACAAAGAAGTTAACAACACTG